ACCCAAGTGCTGCGCGTTCGGTAGCGCGTTGCTCGGCCAGGTCCAAGTACTCCACCCGAATGATCTTGAGTTCACTGAGCCCCCACACCAACCGACGTGCATGGCGTGCGTTCTCTGCCACCACCGTGTCGAACGTGCGCGGCGACAGATACGTCCCCACGTTCGGGTGATGGTGGACCAACTCATAATGCACCCGATATCTGTGCATGTTTAAACACTCCCTTTCGTTGTCGATCTGGCTACCGATCTGGCAACCATTCGGGAACCCCGACCCGGTGAGCCGGGGTCCCCTGATGGTGGTCAGACGCCCTGTAACGAACGGAGACGCGCTAGCCGGTCCGTGGTGGCCGGTGCATCCGGGTCGGTCGGTACGGGTGCCGACGGTGCCGGTGAGCCGGTCCCCCGACGCTCCACCCATCGACGGTGATCCTCTGAGAGGAACCCCATATCAACCAACCAGGACAGGTAGTCACCATTCGACGTGGTGTACGTTGCATTCGACTCCGCGTGTAGACGGGTGGCACGGATGTACCCGACCCATCCCATGATCTTGCGGAAGTTAATCGAACCGTCACGTTGCCGAACCTCAAGCGTCCCGCGCTCAAGGAACCATTGCGTATTCACCGCATAGCCGTGAGACGACGCCACGCCCGTCAGAGTCCGGGCGTCGCCCGCTTGAGCGGCCGTTACGAACCGGTCCCATGCGGAACCCGACAGGACCGCGCACCATTCGGAATACCGGCCGCCACGTTCCCGACCGGACCGAACCAGGGTGTCGGTCACGTTCTGGCGAGAGGACCAGATGCGTCCCCACCTGGCGAGCGCATCCTGCCCAATCGATGCGAACTCCATGTGCACGTGGAGCCCGGCCGTGCGCCGTGCACTCTGTGGCCGGAGGACCCGTGCGCCAATCTCATTCAACACACGGGTGACCGTCGCCAGGTCCTCAAGATGACGCGCGTCATCCCAAGTTAGGACCGGTGACACCACCTCCACTTTCCACGGAAGCCGACCGGAGGTCGGGATGGTCACGTCATCCTTCACCTGCCACTTGGAATAGTCCCGACCGGAGTACGGGGCAGCAATCGCGGGGATGTTTAAACCCGCCGCATTCAACGCATCTGCCACCTGCGAATGCCGCAAGGGTGACGCCATTTCCATTTCGATCCCAAACGTGAGCGCCATGGCTACGCCACCTCCGTCAGACGTAGCGAGCAAACCGCACCCGGTGAGCCGTTCGGGTGATCCCGGCCGCACAGAGGTGCGCCCGATTCGATCTGAGACGACGACAGCCGAACCCTCACGTCGTCATGGATGGAGCACGACACCAACCGCATCCGGCTCCCCGTCTGTCGACGTCGACCCGATTGGATCGCCTCTGCCGGGTACTCCCCCGCCTCCGCTACGTAGTCATCCACCTGTCGGAAGATGACTTCGGCGCGTTCGTTCGTCGGGTTCACTGTCCACCCGTCGACGAACCACCCACGGTTCGCCAGGAACGACGCCCGACGGTCCGTCAATCGACCCGTGCCGACAATCCGCACTCTGTCGATCAAGTACGCCAGGACCGTCGCCACCTCTGCCGACTCTGCCAACAGAGGCGACACAAGCAGCACCGTGCGCCCATCCTCATCGCGGCCGATATCGGCCACCCTTCCCGACCTGGCACGTTGTGCCGGGTAGGACGGAAGAACCGCAACCGGTTCCCCGTTCGTCATGCGGCTAGCCAAACCGGCTAGCCATTGCTCCCGATTCATCGGGACCCCTTTCGTTGTGTCGGACCCTCTGTCCGATTCCCACAAATGCAGGGTACACCATCCCCGATGTGCGGCACGTTCAAACGCCCCGATTCGGCCGATCGAATCTGGCCACCTCCGATCCGGCCAGGTGGGTCCACTGACTGTCCTACCGGCCGGGTCTGGCATTTCGTGGCACATGGTGGGTGGCCGGGTCGATTCGTGTCGGAGGTGGTGGGGATGGGTGGGGAACTTGAGCGGCAATCGACCGGTGTCGGGATCGAAAGGATGGAAGGAGAGGTGGTGTAAACGTTCGACCCGGGCGATTTTAAACCGCGCGTCCTATTTACTGTACGTATCACTTTACATGTGTGGCCTATTTCGGAATGGGGGCAAATATGGACATAATGGGGCGGATTTAAAGTTTTTTTTGGTTTTGACTTCCTCTACCCCCCCAGAGGTAGGTATTAACTTAAGTGGAGAGTGTTTTATTTATTTATTAGTGAGCGCCGCTAGGCGCGAGCGCGGCGCTCTTTGTGTTTATTAATTAGGGCGGCCTCCTTGGGCCGCCCCTATTTGTGTCTTTAAATCATTAACCCGGCTCTAACAGTCGTCGCCGGGTTTATTACTTACTCACTGTGTTTGGGATTGGACTGTGTATGCCTAGAGGTAGGAAGGATGGTCAGTCTCAGGAGGCTGTGAAGGCGAAGTTTCTGGATGAGATTCAGAAGGGTCGCAATATTGGTGAGGCTTTGGCGGCTGTGGATCGCGGCCGGAAGGCTTACGAGAATTGGCGTGCGACGGACAAGGTTTTCGCTGGGAAGGTGGATAACCTTCGGGGCCGCGTCTCGGATGCTTTGGCGGTTTTGCGTGATGGTGGGTTGCCGGAGTTTCCTGAGTTCAGTGAGAAGTATTTGGATGCCCCGGTTTTTCCGCATATGCAGAATGTGGTGGATTTGTTGGAGGGCCGTGATCCCGGCTGGTTGCACCCGGCGATGAATTGGGAGCGTAACGAGGCGGACTTGGTGATTTGTAACGTCCCGCCTGAGCATGGCAAGTCGACTGTGTTGACGATGAATTATCTGTGTTACCGGATCGTGAAGGACCCGAACATCAGGGTCATCGTTATCTCTAAGACGCAGGCCATGGCTAACAAGTTCTTGTATGGCATTAAGACCCGGTTGACGCACCCGAAGTACGCGGAGATGCAGCAGACGTGGGGGCCGCAGGGCGGGTATGACGCGAACTCGGAGTCGTGGTCGCAGTCGATGATTTACGTGAACTCGGATTCGCGGGATAGCGGCGAGAAGGACCCCACGGTTCAGGCGCTGGGCGTTCGGGGGCACGTTTATGGATCGCGTGCGGACATAATCATCTTGGACGACTGTGTTGACGGCACTAACGCGCACGAGTTTGAGAAGCAGATTGAGTGGATTCAATCTGAGGTGATTTCTCGTATCTCGGCCAGTGGCATGTTGCTGTGTGTTGGTACCCGGTTGCAGTCGAAGGACTTGTACGTGGAGTTGCGTAACCCGGCTCGGTACCCCGATGAGACGTCCCCGTGGTCGTACTTGTCGATGCCAGCGGTGTTGGAGTACACGGACGACCCGCAGGACTGGACGACCTTGTGGCCGAAGAGTCACATCCCTGAGATTGGTGCCCGGGGTGAAATGGCTGAGCCTGATGCTGACGGCTTGTACCCGAAGTGGGATGGGAAGCGTTTAAACAAGAAGCGTGCCCGTATGCAACCACGTACGTGGGCGATGGTTTACCAGCAGGAGCAAGTAAACACTGAGGCGATCTTCTCCCCCGATATGATTTCCGGCTCCGTTAACGGTGCACGGTACGCGGGGCCGATCCCCAGGAACGTGCCAAGCGTGCGTGATGGGCGCGGTGGTGACGGGCTGGTGTACGTGATGGGTGTTGACCCGGCTACGTCGGGTTGCACGGCGGCCGTGGTGATGGGCTTGGACGTCGCAACGCAGAAACGCTACGTGATCGACGTTTACAACCAGGCTGGTACGACTCCGACGCAGATGCGGGAGATGATTACTGGCTTTATTGACACGTACGGCCTGTCTGAGGTTCGTATTGAGAAGAACGGCTTTCAGGGCTTCTTGGTTCACGACAATGAGTTGAACCAGTACGCGGCTAATCGCGGCACGATGATCCGACCCCACTTCACTGGTGTCAATAAGCATGACGCTGACTTCGGCGTAGCGTCGATGACTGCCTTGTTCGCTGGGTATGAGGACAAGCAGTGCATGGTGGAGTTGCCTTCGACGCAGAACAGCGAGGCAATGCGGCAAATGGTGGAGCAGTTGTCCACTTGGCAGCCTTCCGCACCTAAGAGCCAAAAGACGGACATTGTTATGGCCTTCTGGTTCGCGGAACTGGCGTGCAGGGACCGTGTGGTGACGTGGACCGGAGGGGCGCACCGTAAAAACGAGTTCCTGACTCCGTGGGATTTACGGCAACAAAGAACATTCTCGTTAACTGACGCAGAAGCGCATGGTTGGTGGAAACCAGTAGGAGCGGCATGACAGATTTCAGTAAGGACCTCAAGAACAAGTACGAACGCTTGAGGTCTAACAACGCATCACGCGATGCTCGCATGGGTCTTGTGCGGATGATCCGCCAAGGACGCATGAATGAGGTCTATCCTGACCTGTTCCCTGCTGGCCCACTGAACATGGGCATCGTTGCGAACATGATCGACGTGGCTGCCCACGACTTGGCAGAGGTTTTGGCTCCGCTTCCGGCGTTTAACTGTGCATCATCCAAATCAGTGAGCGATTCGGCACGAAAGTTCGCTGAGAAGCGCAGCCTCATTGTTCAGGGGTACGTGGCGCATAGCGACCTGGGTCGCCAGATGTACCGCGCCGCTGACCAGTACTTCACGTACGGTCACGTCCCCTCGCTGATTGAGATTGACGACGAGAACAAGATGCCCCGCATCACGTTCTGCGACGCTCTCGGTGCCTACCCGGTGTTTGACCGCTGGGGCAAGGTCAAGGAGGCGATGTTCTCCTACACCCTGACCAAGGATGAACTGCTGGATAAGTACCCGAGCGCCGCTCGCGTGCTCAAACCGCAGCCCGGTTCGTACAACATGGATAAGAGCACGCACACAGTCGTGCGCTACCACAGTGCGACGCAGAACATCATGTTCATGCCCGAGAAGGACGGGTTCATCCTGGAGCAGTACGCGAACCCCGTGGGTATGTGCCTGGCTGAGTGGACCGTCCGACCGACAGTGGACGGAGAACCCCGTGGGCAGTTCGACGATGTTGTGGGCGTGCAACTCGCTAAGGGACGCATGGCGTTACTGGCGCTTGAAGCGGCAAACAAGAGCGTCCAGGCTCCCCTGGTGCTGCCCCCTGACGCGCAAGAGTTGGCACTTGGACCAGACAGCGTTCTGCGTACGGCGTCCGCCGAGAAGGTACGGCGCATCCCGCTAGAGGTGCCGCAGTCTGCGTTCGCTGAGCAGGGTGTGCTGG